CCCACGCGCACGTCGAGTTCGTCCACTGCCAGATCAGTGCCGCCACAGGCCTGCAACAGCATTTCGCGCAGCGTCTGTCCGCCGTCAACGCAAACCACGCCCACGTCCTGCGAGAACTCATGGGACCGGAGCATCAAACTGTGCGTCATTTCTCACCCTTGTAGCGGTAGTAGCCCTCGATCCGACTGGACCAGAGTGGCGATGAAAGGAACTCGATGCGACTGCGGGAGCCTTCCTCGACGTGAAGGAACCGGCCACGTCCGACGCATACCCCGACGTGATCGGGGGCAGCGCCGGTGTGGAACACCACCACTGCTAGCGGCTCGGGCCTGGGCACCCTTTCCCAGTCCGTTGCCCGCTCAGGCTTGGCCACCGCCGGCAGCGGCACCCCATGCGCCGCAAGAACGCGGGCGGCGAATACACGGCAGAAATGGCGCCCTTCGTATGGGACGCCGATGAACGCCTCCAGGTTCACTGGTACAGCCCTTGCGAATTGGTGGGCCCGTAGGACTGCGAAGGCACGCGCTGGTTGAGGAAGTCTTCCTCGTGCCCCAACTGCAGGGTGATCTGCATGATGTCGGCGTCGGCGCTCAGGACCGAGAACTCACATGGCCCAAGGATCGGCTTGTCCGGTTCGCTGGCTGTTACCAGCTCCAGCACCGCCGTTGGTACGCCCACCGCATCGCGCAGCAGCCGGGTGACGTCGCGCTCCACGTTGTCGATGCGCACTGAAACGTTGCTTCCCTTCTCGTCGCTGTCCTCGGGGAACTGAGGTTCAAACGGATATGGCTGATACACCCCGTCCGCCTTTGCCAACGGCTCGGTGTTGTTGACGATGCGGAAAGTGTCGCCGGCCACGATCTTCAGGCACGGCAGGAAAACCTCCGCCGTGTCCTGGGCCAGAATCGCCCGCGCCTGCGCCATTGTTAGCACGCGAGGCATTAGACCGTGATTCCCTTGGTCAGCAAGAACGCCTTGACGCTTGAGTAGACCAGGTCGATCTCGGCATCGGTTAGCTTCACGCTGTAGATCGCTGCGAAGGCGATATCAACGGAGCCAGCAAAGACACCTGTGTTCACGCCACTGCCAATCATCAGTGGCGTTGACCCAAGGTCGGCCACGTTGTTTGGAGCGGCGTACGTCGCATCCACGCGCGTCCCAGCGGTGAGATCGCGAATAAACTTGGTCTTGTCCGTTCCGCTGGCCCCGCCTGCCATGGCGCGCCAGGCCGCGCCCGGTATCGCGCGGGTGGTGTTCGGCGTATTCACTGAGGCTGCGCTGGCGCCATCAAACGCCGCAGCGGTGAAGTAGCAGGTTACAGATCCGTCCGCTGCGCTGGATGTCCAGAAGAAACCACAGCCGTTTGTGGTGCCTGAGTACGGCGCGACGCGTGGACTGCCGTAGTTGCCAATAGCGAGCACGCCAGAGGTGTCATCCACTGGCCGAAGCACAACGATCAGGGTGTTGTTGGGCGTCTGCGCCGCACCAGTTTGAACGTATGCAGTCCTGTTCAGTCGTGCGTAGTTTGCTGATATCACCGGTGCCCCAATGATTGCACCTTGAGGCTTTCCAGCAGCAAGGTTGCGGGCGGTACGCTCAGATGTACCGCCGAGAAAGGCGAAGTACTCAAGCCCACGCGACACCGGCGGCAGGAAGGCGACCGGATTGGACGAAAAGTCGGCGCCCTCGGCGCGAAGAACAACACCCATGGATCACCTCAAACGTTGGTTACAGGAATTTGGAATGCGACGCACCAGTTCTGCAGCGGGTATGGCTTCCCAACGAGCGCTGCGATGTTCGCGCCTGCGTACTGCCCGGAACCGGGAATGAACTCGTAGTTCTCGTCGCACTGCGTCATATCGCTGTCGCGCACGCAGCCATTTCCGTTGTTCACGGCCTTTCCCGCATAGCGAAGCTCCACTGAACCTGCCGGATCTGCGGCGAGAACCAGGCGAACCACGCAATCCGACACGATCTGCACGCTGGATAGGGCCACGGAAACCCCGTCCGAAAGCACCGTGAACCCCTTGTTGGCGAAGTCCGTTGCGGTGGTGACCACATAGGGACTGGAAAACACCAGTGGCGGGCATGGCACATGGAAAGTCACAAGAACCTCGCGGCCACGAATGACTGCCGATATCGGCTGCAGCGGCTTCCAGCCCTCCCCGAGCCCCACCACGCGGTTCCACACCTTCGCGAACTGTTTACCCATCCAGCGGTAGCCGTTGCTGTCCAGGTGCCCACCTTTGTCCGTATACGGATACGACGGCCCAACCATCACCCAGTTTTGACGCTCGTTCGCCAGTTCAAGCTGCGCCATCCCTATTGATAGATTTGTGGCATCAACGGTGAAGGAGGCGGTGGTCTGATAGGTCAGGAACAACGGCGGCTTGGATTGTCCGGAGATGGCCGAAACTACCGTGGTCTGGATGTCTGCATACAACTGATCGAGCTTGGCCTTGTACCCGGCCTTGGTGGTGTCGCCGCCGCGGGCACTGTCGTAGTTCCACTCGCCCTGAAGAAAGGCCACGGCCGCAATTCCATAGGACTTCCCTGCGGCGGTGGCAATCGACTTCACGCCTTGTGCGGCTTGGGTCAATCGGTTCCACAAAAGCGGCGACGCCCCGAGCGAGAGTGCCTCGATGGTTCGCCCATTCACACCACAATTGGACACAACGAACGCACGAGGGTCGTTCTCCAAGTTCATGCGCTGGTTGTGCTGCAGCTTTGCGAAGTTCACCATTCCCACCCCTGGCTCCTCCCCCTCCGCGATATCGCCGGGAGCCAGGGCTGCCTGAGCAGAGGCATCAAGAATGATGGTCTGGTCTGTGGCGTCCTGAACGACCGATACCAGGGGCTTCAGCACCGCTCCGCCCAGCGGAGTAAAGGCAGCGGCAGACTTCGATGCAGGCCGGACGGAATCACCGAACATCAGGTTCCCGAGTCGAGCTGACACGCTGAGCGCAGGCCACCCCTCCATGCCTGTACTCAGCGACTGACCATAGACCAGGAAGTGGTTGTAGTCCCAGACAGGCCTAGCAACGATTGAGTTGCCCGCCGAACGAACAGACGCGCCGTAGGCAAGTGCGTGCTGATTTGCGGCATTAATGTCGGCGTCGGAGAACTCTCCCGGCTCATCATCACCGCCACCTGACAATCCCGAGAGCACTGTTCCATCGGGGAGCACTGCGTAGCCGATAAACCCGAAGTCGTCTGTTATTGCAAAAGAGAAGTCGTCGCTGCGTTCGAACGACTGCGCACCAAACTGGATGCGGGCCGGGCTCACCTCAAGCCCTGCCGTTGCCAACGTATCGTCGGTCACAATCAAACCGGTGTATCCGGCCTCATCCGCAACCGCCAGGATCGCCGCAGCGCTGTCGGAGATCCGCCTTTCAGCTGCAGAAATCCGATCTTCGGCCGGAACCCAGGCGCCCGCTCCAGACGCACCCTCCTTCCGGTACGTCCCATTGTTCTCTGGGATTGGATCGTTGGTCACCATGGCCAGCGCACCTGCAGCGTGCGCGAGGTCCGCATCGAGCAACACTTTGGTTGGGTAGCCGATCAACCCGGATGTTTGCGAGTTCTCCAGACTCTCCACGCGCGCCTGCGTAGCGCTGCTCTCAACTTCGACAGCCTCAATTCTTCGCTCCGCCGCTTCTGGAACAGGGAGAAGCGCTGCAGGCGTGCTGAGTGATTTTCCATTGCGCACGATTCGGACCATGTCCGTGGGTGCCGCAGCGACAGATCCGAGATCCCGCTCTGGAATGAAGCTATTGGCTGCGCTCACGTCGTAAGGCCCTCATCGTCATCAGTACCAAGCTGGGAACCCAGCTCATCTGTCAGTGGGAACATGCCGTTGAACGGCGTGCGTAGTTCTAGTTGGATATCGGCGTACCAAAGCCAGCCGCAGCTCGCGGGCGTGAAGGTTGGCCTCTGCTTGAATACGTAGGTCGCACGTCGGCGCGCAGGGTCGCGGAACTCAACCCACTGCATTGGCAGAACGTCGGCGAGCGTGTAGATAACCAAGTCCGAAAGAACTTGCACGCCTGCGCGGTTGAGCAGCAGCCGGAAGCTGACATCCTCATAGGAACTCGTGAACCGTCGCCGTGACTTACTGCCACCTGCGAACTGGGAGCGGATCACGTTGTTGCTCTGCGGGGCATAGGTCACCCCTTCCACCAACGGCGTTGGCAGACTTGAAGGCCATACTGGAATGGTCATTTAGCCCCTCGCTACGCCACGGTTCTTGGCGCCGTATCGCCGTGCCATTGGGTCATCGAACCTTCCCCCGTTCATTGCACGGGCCACCACGTTGATGATCATGCGCTCACCGTCGAACTGTACGTTTGAGGCCTCAGCCTGCATTTGCGTGCCTGATTCGTTGGTAATGTTGACTTCCACTTTGGTTGGCCCACCACCTCCCGAAGCCGCTACACCTAGCCGCCCGTCGCTCCCGCGCTTCAGCGGCATAATCGCCTCCGGACCAGCCTCGCCAAACACCCCAGCCCCCTTGGCGAATGCGAACAACTGCGGGCTGTTGTAAACGCCTCCGGAGTACGCAGACAAGCTTGGGGAATCGTAGACGCCACCCTTTGCATGGGGCGTCAGTCCAGCCGACAGCCGCGCGTTGATGCCCTGCGTCCCACTGCTGACCAGGGAATTGCCAGTTGCCGTCACCCCGCCGCCCATCCATCCCGCCATCATGTTGCCGAACAAGTCGGTGATCATCTGCTTGGCAGCAATACGGGCAAGATCGGAAATGATCGAGTCAGCCAGGTCGGAGAACGACAGCTTGCCGGTCTTCACAAACTGGACGATTGAATCCTCTGCAGCTCCGAAGGCATTGGCGAACATGTCGCGGGATTGGCTCGCCACGTCTGCTGCAGAGAACAGGTAGTCCTCAAGGGCCGCGTTCGCCCCCACTCGCCAGTCAGCCATCAACGCCAGGCGCTGGTTCTGGAAATCCCGTTCCACCTCCAGCATGCGTTCACGGCTGGCCCGAAGCGCGGCCTCCTGCTGGGTCCATGACTCCGAATCCTTCGCCACGCCGCGATCCCGAAGCTGCCTCAGCCCTTCTTCGTACTCCCGGTTAATGTCTAGCTGCCGCCGCAGCATGTCCACAGCGTCACCGCCTCGACCGTAGCCCATCAGGTCCAAGGTGTTGGCACGAAGCCGGTTCTCCTCGCTGACCGCAATCTGAGCATTCAACCTGGACAGCTGCTCTTTGGCCTTGACCTCGCGCTCATGCGCTGTTGCCAGATCTCCACTGACGTCCAGCTCCTTCAGCATTGCGTTCAGTACAGCGCGACGCTCAGGGCTTGCCTTGCTACCAAGGCTCAACAACTCCTGCTCCACCTGGATGCGTAGCCGCTGACTGGTCGTGAGCTTGGCTTCGCTCTGCAGCTGTTCCGTGTTCAGCGCGATCTGCTGCTTGATCCGCTGGGCAAGGGCGATGGTGGGATCAACCGTCTTGCTCTTGCTCTTTTCCTCTGCCTCGGCGAATCGCTTGCGCGATTGTGCAATCTGCTCGTCGATATCAGCCTGCGACTTGTTCAGCGCCTTGCCAGTGGCAATTATCCGCGCCTCCTCAGCCTGCTGCTTTTCCTTCTTGCTGAGGTTTTGCCCCTGCCACTTGTCCCACTCTGCCTCAGCCTTCTTGCGATCTTCGCGGGCTTTCTCTATGGCAGCTCTTGCTTCGACAGGATCAACGGCGTTGGCCCACGTTGAGCTAACTGCGAACTGGGACTCACCAGAGGCACCGGCCTGCTCTTCGAGCCATTTCTTGCCAAGTGCATTAGTCAGCGTTGCTCCGCTCGAAAGCCACTCACCAGGTATCAGCGACGCGATGTTCCCGGTCATGCCTCCCACGCGTCGAACAGAATCACCGAAGGAGATTGAGTTTGCTTCCCTCTTCTTCTCGATCACGCGGTCAAGAAGCTGCATGTACACGCCCACCTCACCCCACGCAGCTGACGTGTCGTCCTTAACTTCACGCCACCAGCGGGAAACGGATGAAAGGGTCGAATCCGCCTTCGAGGCCACATCGTCAAGACGACTCTCATAGATGCGGACAGCCTCAGCTACCGCTTCCTGCTTCCTCCCCTCATCCTCCAAGGTAACGATTCGGTCGAGCTGCGCCTGCGTCAGAAAATGCTCCTTGCCAGTCAACTCCAGGAGCGCGTCAACAGGACCTTTTGCGATGGCTTCGAACTTTCTGATTGTCTCGTCCACCTCCTGCCCGGTCGCCGCGCTCATGCGAGCCGCCGAGCGAGTAACCAAATCAAACTGCTCGCCCGCGAACTTTCCTGAAGCCGCCACCTTCATAAGCGCCTCGGAAGCCCCGCCACGACTGACGCCGCTCAACGCATTGAGCTGCGCGACTAGTTCCTGATAGTCCTCAGCTGCAACGCCGGCATAGCCGCCAGTGGTGATCAATGTGCGCTCAAATGCAGCTTGCTGCTCCCTTGCGTCGTATCCGGCGTAGGCCACTGCGGCAAGGGCTCCGGCAGCAATCGTTGCCGGGTTGATCATGGCTGCAAGCTGCGTTCCAAGAGCCCGCGCAGCCGGGACGATGCCGCCGAACATGTCCTTCAGCTGGCCACCTTGCTGCAGAAGGACCGTCATTGGCCGCTGCCCGCCCTGCAGGCTGACGAAAATGTCCGTCATCTGGGCTGGCACACCACGCATAGCCGCCTGCTGCTGCTTCAGGCTGATCCCTTGCCTATCTACTTCCGCCGTGTTTCTTGCGAGCTTCTTGGTGATTTCGTCAAGCAGTGGCCCACTCGTTCTCAGCGAGGCCGAGTAGGCAATCTGCTGCGCCCTGTTCATGTTGACAATGTCGGCCTGCTTGATCAGGGTGTCGATACGACGCTTCTCGGCAGTAGCGAGCTGTTGATATTGCTGCTGAGCAGATGCCGACATGTCGGACACAGAACGCTTTGCGGCGGAAACTGCGGACTCCAACTGGGAGTTATCGACGATGACATCGATGCGCGCGGTTCCGATGGCGGTATCGTTCATGGTTTTCCTTTGGGCAACAAAAAAACCCGCCGTTTGGCGGGTCTCGTTTCTCGTTCTGGTCGAAGTTAGGGGTCTCGCCCCCACTTAGCCTTGAACTCTTCTCGCATCTGTTTGCACGTATTGGAATGGAAGCGCAGCATATCGGGCGTGTACTGCCGGTCCGCGTTCATTTCCTTGTATCGTGACTCGCATGATTCAATCACGATTTGCTCACGGCGGCGGCTCGCCTCTTTTGCACGCTGATCCCTTGCAACATCATCATACTTTTGCCTTGTAACCGCTGCCATTGCCTTCTGCTCTGACGTCGGTTGGCGCGCTACGTCCCACACCACCGCGCCACCGAGGATTACCGCCAAAAACACGGCGTAAAGCCAGAACCATTTAATCTTTGGCATGGGCTCCGGACGAGACGCAGAGGGAAAGCTCGCCGCTGACGGCGCTGCCGGTGCCATCGCCACAGCGGCAGGAGCGCCACATCCCGGGCAGGCCACCGCCTTATCGCTGACTTCCTTCCCGCATTCCGTGCATTTGATCAGTGCCACGTCTCAGGCCCCATTGCTTTAGAGGGCCGATGGTAGCAAACCTACTTCTGGCTGGACGAGGCGAACTCCGCGAGGGCCGCCGCTTCGATCACTCGGATGCCTGCCATCACTTCGTCCCGCTTTTCACCTTCAAGCCCCTCCCGGTCCATCTCGTAGAAGACGACACCGTAGTCGAGGCCAACTGGGCCACCGGCACCAACGCGCCACTGGGTAGCGACCCTGCTGTAAATCTCGATAGGCAAGGCGCACTCCGGCCACAGGTCAACCTCGGGCGGCTGGAAGTGTTTGGCCTTGAGGCCTGATCCTGCAAGCTCGGCCTCGGTGGGGGCGCGCCAGTACATCGCCCCCACCGCCTCTGTCAGTTTCCCTTGCGGGCGACCTGCATTGCCTGGGCGTAGGCATTGATGATGGCCGAATCCAAGCCGATCTGATGCTGCAGCGCCAGTTCCACGCCCTCGGTATCCAGATCCACGTCGGCGTCCCACTCGGCGACCATGTCGAGGATGACTTGCGCCGGGGTCAGCTCACCCCCGGCCAGCTTGTCTACCAGCGCCGTGTAGGCGTCCTTGAGCAGGTGGCGATACTTGAGCTTCAGCTTCTGTTCTCGGCCTTGGCCAACGATGGTCAGGGTTGCATCGAACACTTCCGGCGCTTTGACCTTGAACATTACTCAGCCTCCACCAGGGTGGAATCGCTCAGCGCAGTGAACGACATGGTGTTGCCCATCGGGTTGTTCGAGCTGATGGACGGATCACCGTCGAAGGACATGTACCCGTACCAGTACAGGCGGTCACCGCCCGGCAGCTTGGCCCGGAGAATCACCGGCTCGCCTTTGGCGTCAACGGCCTTGGCCGCGCCGTACCACGGCAGCTTGGGGTCGAAGTACAGCGGCAGGGTCAGGGTCTTGGCGTTCTTGGTGGTCGGGATTTGGATCTGACGCCCCGTGGGATCTTCCAGCAGGACGCCTGACCAATACTGCTGATCGCCGCCCGCCGTCGATGCATCACCCTGCTGGGTGAAGTCCACGAAATCGCCAGCCACCTGCAGAGTGCCTGCGCCGCTGGTGCCCGGATACAGCGTGGCATCCACGGTATCGGTGCCAGGCAGGGGGATTCCGCCCGCCGATTCGGCACCGGCCTCGGCAATGCGATTGTTGAGCAGGGGCCAGCCAGGCGCGCCGATCAGGACGATCTCGCCCTCTTCGACTGCGCCAGATGCGATGCTTGCCAGTGCAGGTGCAGCCTTGGAGAAGCCGGTGGAAGCGACCTTAGCCGCCGAGATGGTTGCGAAACCGAACTGAGTGCCCTTGGGGAGCTTGAGTGCCATTCTTGATTACCTCGCTGGGTCATAAAAAAACCCGGCGAGTGCCGGGCGGTGGTGGTTGCTCACGGGTCCGGATACCAGAACCCGAAGTCTTGTCTTGCGCTGTACTTCTTGATTGCGTCTTCGTAGCCGCCGACCATCGCGCCGAACGGCTCCGCGTTCCGCAGGCCGGTGCAGATCGCTCCCTCGATCTGGCGCATCAGTTGGTTGGCCTGCAGCCGGGTTTCCGCCCATACCGTGATCTGCACGCGGGCATGCTTATGCCCCGGCATCGCGCCTTCGCGGAACCACAGAGACTGGCCGCCGACCTGCTGGTAGACGCCGCAGGGATACTTGGGCGCATCTGGTGGAACGTCAGGGAAGAACTTCCCGCCCATCAACGGTCCAATCAGGCCGGAAAGAGAGGCCTCATAGGTCATCAGCACCTCCTCCGGCCAGCAGCTCGGGCAATCGTTCGCGCCCTCGTGCCAGCATCGCCTCCTTCGCCCGGGCCATTCCCCCGTCCAGCGCGGGGCGTAGAAACGGCGTTGCCGGAACCCACTTTGGTGCCGCCAGCTGAGCGCCTGTGTACCAGTTGCCGTCCTTGCCCTTGTAGCGGGCGTGGGTCTGCCAGTGCCCAAACTCGATCAAGTGCCCGTGAGGGGCCTTCTTTGCGTTCCAGCTGACCGCATAGACCTGCTTTGCGGTCGTAGACGCCTTGTCACGGTAGGCCACGTAGATGGATCGCTGCAGGCCGCCAGGATTCTTGCTGCCTCCTTCATCTGTCCCCACTGGCGCGCGCATCTTGGCCTCATCCCGGAGCACCTTCCCGCCCGCGACGGCCATGGACCGGGCAAGCTTGGCGCGAACTTCACTCAGCCTGTCCAACCCTGCTACGGCATCCCTGAAATCAACGTTCGCCTTGATGGTCATCCGCTGTTCCCACCCTGCTCGGTCAAGATGTAGGCCGCCTGCCTGTCCTTCAGATCCCGCGTAACACCCTTTACGTCGAAGATCAGGCCGTCATAGACGATTCGCATGCCCGCATCGATGCCGAGCCGCTGGATGGCCTCAAACCGCACCTTGAAGCTGTACCGAGCGATGGATGCAGGAACGCCCCCTTGCAGGCTGGACCGGATCGCACCCAACCCTGTCTCACCGGCGATGCCCGCCCATAGGTGATCGACCAATTCCCAGCCCTGCACCGGCTGCCCTGCTGCGTCTTGCCCAGCCCCGGGACGCTCGATACGGATTCGCCGGTTCAGTTCGCCCGCTCTCATGGCAACACCCGTCGATAGGGGAAGATCATCGTCTGGAAGGCCGGGTTGTCGTGCAGCTGCACCGGGACTGACGCCTCCGTGTTGGCCAACATGTCCCCCACCAGTAGCAGGATTGCGGTGCGCAACGCCTCCGGAGCAGGCCCTGGCGTCGTGGTGAACAGAATGGGCCTCGCACCAGCCTCGCTCGTCACCGTTGCGGGCTGGATCGGCAGTACATCTCCCGCGCCGCCCGGGTTCCAGGCATAGGAAGCGTCAGCGAGCGCATAGCCCGTTTGCTGCTCAACGATCTCCCGGGCTGCGGAAATCATTTTGCTGATATCCGCGTCCAGGGCATCCCCGTCAAACCGCAGGCGGGACTTCGCCTCCGCGACCGTCACCGGCTCTGCAGTGGCGGCGGTCATCAGGTACAGCATGGCTTACCCCTCTTTGGGAAAGGCGTTGGGATGGGTATCGATCAGCCCGCCCAGGCGCAGTGCTTCGGCGTGGGCCGCTGGAACAGCGATGACGTCGCCAACCTTGCCCAGGTGGTTGTTGCTCAGCACCAGGGCCTTGACCGACTCGATGGGTTCAGCCGACTCAGCGTGCGCTTGGTCGTCCTCGCCAGCGTCGGCATCAGCCTCCACCTCATCGGCCTGCACAACGGCTTCCACACTCTCCGCGACGCTGGCTTCCGGAGGCGTGGAATCGGATTCCACAACATCCGCAGGCTGACCTACCGGCGCAACCTCTGCCTCTACCTTGGCGGCAGCCTGAGCCGCTTGGTTCGTCTTCTTCGACATGACTTCCTCCAGCCGGCGGCCCCTCTGGCCGCCGTCGTTCACTGGTGGATTAGGCGGCAGCGCCGTGCTGGAAGGTCTTCACCGCACCGCCAACGTCTACCAGGTTGCCGCCAGTGCGCATCCAGGCCAGGAAGCCGACCTGACCCTTCTTGACGTAGGCCGAGTCGTTGAAGCGGAACATCTGGATATCCATCACATCGCGGATCTTGTAGTAGCTGAAATCGCCGAACGCGATGGACTTGGCTGCTGCAGCCGGGGAGGCAACGTGCTGGTTGATCTGGATATCGCGGTTCAGCAGACGATCCGGCGCACCGCCCGGGTTGCCCTGCTCGTAGCCCGGGACGAAGATCGGGCGGCCCTGGTCGTCCTTCACCTTGCGGATCAGCTTGAGCATGTCGTCGTGGAACATCCAGCGACCGTTGGCGCGATAGGCCGGATCAACGCTGTGCTCCAGATCCACCAGGTCGTCGTAGGTGATGATCGGCAGCGCCGAAACAGCACCGATCTTGCCAACGGCGGCGGCGGTGATCAGGCCCATCGGCTGGCTATTGCCAGTACCCAGCGTGTAGTGGCGGTTGGTGACGCGGCCCAGACGCGACTGCAGGCGACGTTCAATGAAGCCCGCGATATCGGCGGTGCTGTCCTGCAGCAGCTCCCACGGCACGGTCACGACCTTGGAGCTGTACTTGTAGACCTGCAGGCCCTTGGTGCCGAAATCAGCGTCATCGTCCGTTGCAGAGCTGTTCTCCGCGACGATCTCGCCCTCTTCCGACGTGCCGTCGCTGGTCGGGTACTGCATCGGCTCGCCGCCAGCAGTGCGGAACACATCCGCCACCTGGCGCATGCCGCCGTAGGCCTTGAGCGCGTCCAGGATCTGTTCGGCCAGGGTGGTCGGAACGGTATAGCCGCCCTGCTCCGGGTTGACGGCCGGATTGCCGGACATGGCCGCGTTGACCTGCTTCCACTCCTCGGCGGTCAGCGCCTTGTCGCCACCGCGCGCCCACTTGTCGAACAAGCGCACGTCACTCGACGCGTTCTTGTCGCTCCGGCCGCCACTGTGCTCACGGACACCTGCATCATGCATGGCGTTGTCGGCGGTCAGATCCATCACCTTCTGGTGACGGTCAATGGCGGCATCGATGCGCTCGATTTCGGCCACGTTTTCGTCGTACTTGGCCTGGTTCTCGGCGGTCCAGGTGCTGCCAGCGCCGGTGCTGGTGTCCAACAGATTGCGGGTGTCCTTCGCCAGCTGGGTGCGGCGCTCCCGCTCGGCCTGAATATTGAAAGCCATAGGTCTTGATTCCTCTTTGGGCAATAAAAAACCGCCTTTCGGCGGTATCGGTTTCGGCAAGCGGGAGTCGCTTAGGCCGGGGTGCGTTCCAGCAGCGACAGTCGCCGCTCGAGCGCATTTCGGTGCGCCGCGATATCCCCGTCATCGGGGGCGGCGTTGTTCGGTTTGGCCAGCAGCGCAGCCGGGGTGTTGGCGTAGGCGGAAAGATCCCATTGATTCTTTGCCTTCTTCTTGCCAACCACCTCGACCACACGGTCGGCGAAGCCATGCTCCTTGGCCTCATCGGCGGTGAACCAGGTCTCCTCGTCCATCCACTGCGTGA